GTGGGGACTTTGTCCTGCTCCCTGAGGGGGACTATGACTTCACCGTTGCAAAGTACGAACGTGCAAGACACGAGGGGTCGGCAAAAGTGCCGCCCTGCAATATGGCAAAGGTCACATTCACCATTTGGGGTGCAGAGGACAGCGTGGAGATAACAGAGAACTTCTTCCTCTGCAACAAGTTTGAGTGGAAGCTCTCAGCACTTTTCCTGGCTCTCGGCTTGAAAAAGCATGGCGAGCCGTTGAAAATGAACTGGAACGCTATCACAGGCAAAAAGGGCAAGTGTCACGTCTACGTTGACAACTACAAGAACAAGGACGGTGAGGACAGGCAGTCCAACAAGATTAAGAAGCTCTACGCCTATGACGAGAATGTGACGACCGTTCAGCCTGTTCAGATGCAGACGCCACAGTATAGCCAGCCTGCTCAGACAGGTGGCTGGAAAGCCGGTGCGTTCTGATGATGAATTTAAGACCATATCAAAACGAGGCTAAGCTTGCTATACTCGAACAATGGTCTGAGGGAATAAATAAAGTCCTTGCAGTTCTGCCCACAGGAACGGGAAAGACAATACTTTTCTCGGCTGTTACGGAAGAATGTGTGCGGCAGGGTAAGCGTGTGCTTATCCTTGCCCACAGGGGCGAGCTGCTCGACCAGGCGGCGGACAAGCTTATGAAGTCAACAGGGCTTGGCTGTGCCACCGAGAAAGCAGAGCAAAGCTGTTTAGGCTCTTGGTATCGTGTAGTAGTAGGCTCAGTTCAGACCCTTATGCGTGAGAAAAGGCTCAAAGGCTTTTCGGAAAATTACTTCGATACCATAATAATTGACGAGGCTCATCACGCTATCTCAGACGGCTATCAGAGAGTGCTTGACCATTTTCCAAAGGCTCAGGTGCTTGGGGTAACGGCTACACCTGACAGGGGCGATATGAAGAACTTAGGCTCGGTGTTCGACAGCCTTGCATATGAATACACACTGCCGCAGGCTATCAAAGAGGGCTATCTCTCGCCTATCAAGGCTATCACCATACCGCTGAAACTTGACCTTTCAGGAGTATCAACTCAGGCAGGAGATTTCAAGGCAAGTGACATCGACACGGCACTTGACCCATATCTTTATCAGATAGCTGACGAAATGCTCAAATACTGTAAGGAACGCAAGACAGTTGTGTTCCTGCCGCTTGTCAAGACCTCTCAGAAGTTCCGTGATATCCTTATCAGCAAAGGGTTCAACGCCGCTGAGGTCAACGGAGAAAGCACAGACAGAGCGGAGATACTTGAAGCTTTCGACAAGGGCGAATACAATGTGCTGTGCAACTCAATGCTCCTTACGGAGGGCTGGGACTGTCCGTCAGTTGACTGCGTTATCGTGTTAAGACCAACAAAGGTGCGTGGGCTTTACTGTCAAATGGTAGGCAGAGGCACAAGACTTTGCGAGGGAAAGACAGAGCTTTTGCTGCTTGATTTCCTATGGCACACAGAACGCCACGAGCTTTGCAGACCTGCACACCTTATCTGTCAGAATGAAGAGGTCGCTGAGAAAATGACCGAAAACCTTGCCAATGAGGCAGGCTGTGCAGTGGATATCGAAGAGGCAGAAAAACAGGCAAGCGAGGACGTTGTGGCACAGCGTGAAGAGTCTTTGGCAAAGCAGCTCAAAGAAATGAAAACACGCAAGCGAAAGCTCGTTGACCCTTTGCAGTATGAAATGTCAATACAGGCTGAGGACTTGTCCTCTTATGTTCCTGCCTTTGGCTGGGAGTGTGCTCCTGCTACCGACAAACAGAAAGCAAAGCTTGAAAAGCTGGGCATTTTCCCTGACGATATAGACAACGCAGGCAAGGCAAAGCTTATCCTTGACCGACTTGAAAAGCGCCGCAATGCAGGACTTACCACACCTAAGCAGATAAGACTGCTTGAAAGCAAGGGTTTTGAACACGTCGGCTCTTGGAGCTTTGACAGCGCAAGCAAGATGATAGCCCGTATCTCTGCCAATGGTTGGAGAGTGCCGAGAGATATCGACCCGAAAACATACACACCTGAGAACTAAGGAGAAGTGAATGGATAACACAAATTTGCTTAAAATGCTTGAATACATAGACCCTGCAAGCTGTGATTATCAGGAATGGGTCAACGTGGGAATGGCTCTCAAGCACGAGGGCTATTCCGTGAACGATTGGGACAGTTGGTCAAGGTCAGACAGCCGTTATCACAGCGGTGAGTGCGAACGCAAATGGCAGAGCTTTAACGGCAATGCTCAGCCTGTGACCGCAGGAACTATCGTGCAAATGGCAAAGGAAAGAGGATACAGCCCCCATGAGTTTCAGGCATACGATTGGGACGGCGAGATAGTTGCAGAAGAAAGCAGTCCCCTTGTAAACGGCGGCGAGGGAATACCGATCACCGAGCCTGCCCAATGGGATCCTGTCAAGGAAATAGTCACATATCTTGAAACACTCTTTGAAGCAGGAGAGAACGTGGGCTATGTTACGCAAACGTGGGAAACAGAAAAGGACGGCAAGACCAAGTATCTGCCCACAAAAGGGTGCTGTGACAGGACGGCAGGGGAACTTATCAAGAGACTTGGCGAATGTAACGGCGACATTGGTGCGGTATTTGGCGACTACAAGGA